CATAATACCCATAAGGCCCATCACTGAACAAAGCAAGCATGCAATTGTGAAACCTAATTGGGTATTACCCATGGGTTCACCGGAGGTTTTGAATAGATTTCCTAACATCTTTACTATAGCTCAACAAAAATTATTTCGTAAATTAGAAATCATATCATATTCTCTAGTTAGAAATCCACTATTTCTACTTAGTTTTACCTTTGCCCTCAATAATTCAACTACTGTGTCCTCATCGAGATGTTTAAGAAAATCCACCTTCGCCTCGATATCGTCAAGTTGATGAGATTCTTTTTTTCCCTGTACATACGGCCACGTATGTTTTCGTAATGACGCAAGTTCTTCTTCGAGTTTTCTAATTCTTGGAAGAAGTACCTTACTAATCATAATTTTTAGTTCAAATACATCAGTCATCTTACCCTAGGTGCGTTTTTTATCTTTATACACAATAAGATGTCACTCCCACAAGGTAAGCGTGAATTTATAAGAAAGTTAGTAGCGGGTTTAGATAATTTAATGGAAATTACACAAATTGCAAATCAAATTGGGATTAGCCCAAGAAACGAAATAGAAGAATTTATAAAAAAACAATTTCTTGTTCAAACTGATACGGGTGAATATAGTGTAAACAAGGTCGCATTCCGTATGGGTGTCCAGGTCCTAGATTTTGATATATTATCCAAAGTATTGATGCATTTAGACAAACTAAAAATTAAACTTAAAAATGTATTTGATAGGGCTAATCTAAACCCACTCTATTTCGATCAGGAAGGTATGTTATACGCCAGACTTATTGAGACGGGTGATCTGAAGACTTTTCTTGATCTGATTTTATATTGATTTTGTCGGGCCTGAAGAAGTCATTGAATGGGCAACCTAGACACCTTCTATGACGTATAGCACAATCGAGCCTGTCAACCTTCTTCATACATGGTTTTTTTCGCGATCGATAGGTTCGTCGCCGTCTTCCAATGTTATGAAAACAAATTGGGGTTTGACCAATAGCCAACATATTAATAGAATTAAGAATGATAACTTTATATTATAATCTCAACCAAGAGTAGATGCAGTATCTTGAATTAAAAAACAAAGCCAAGAAGCAAGGTCTTCGGATCACCAAAACTGTCAAGGGTAAACGTGTGAAGCTCACAGCCAGGGAACTTCGCACCAAAATTAGGATGAACTTTGATAACAGTGTGAAAAATGCACAGAGAGTTATCAGAGTGTGTCAAACTATAGTTGCTCCAACCGTGGTTCGTGCGGGTATTCCTCCCCCACCACCACCTCCTCCACCACCCCAACGACGAGCACCAGTAGTAAATGCTCGACGCGCGAAACTCATGGCTGAGCTTAAAAATGTCCTCAAAAAGAAGGGGATGGCGGCCTAAATCATACAAAATTAATCCCAAAACGTTTCTTCATGAACTTCTCAACACCCTGAAACGTAGGAAAACTCCAGAGGTACCAACGGGACCAAAAACCGGCCCCGCTGATACCGCTCATCTTCCAATTCTCTTTGTCGCTCCGATCGACATTTAACATTTTTGTTTGGATCTTCTTGGGATCTCGTTCTTCTATAGTTTGTCTGGGTACATGACCTCCATGACGCAACACATAGGAACGCATACGTGAAGGATTCTTGTGTTTGGTGTAGTCGGAATATCCACTGGCACCAAAGTCAACAGTCCTGCCGTCTTCTAAGACAGCCCTGAACTTCTTTTTAGGGTTAGGGCTACGAATAATTTTGACGCGCATACTTATATTTTACTGAGATTTTTTAGTTGCCGCAGCAGCTGTAGTGCTCCTTCTTATGACCCATCATCTCAGTCTTGCCGAGGAAGAAGAGCTTTTCGGGGCCACGCTGGACACGGTACATGTGGTCATACATGTGGAGGAGGCCAACGGTCAGCGCAAGGCTGGCAACGACGACACCGTTCATCTTACGCGCGGTGAAGGCATAGGCCGCAATGAGACCGACGAGCACCATCTGGACGATGGTAAGCTGGGGGAGAGCGGGCATGGAGAAGCGAGACTCGGTGGTCGCAACCTCCTCAGTGGGCTTGGGCTCGGCATACATGGACTTGGGGTATCCGGGCATTTTTATTATCTACTGAGAAAATAATGTGGCGGTTTATGTTTGTGCCCATACTGATGGTCCTGTATGATTATGTAAAACCACCTATAGACCACCTCTATTTTTCAAATCTACATCGACCACTCCTTGGTATACAAAATACATTTAGGGAAATTGTTAAATGTCTACCAGAGTATGATGTAAAGAATTATCCAGGTCTTCTTCTACTGAAACTCCATTATCCCAAATTACGTGAAGAGTTTGAAAAAGTTTCACCAACTCTAGAAAAGACGTGGTACCATGATACTAACCCATGGTTTGAAAAGAATGATGGATACTATTTTTATAAAGCTGAACAATTCCCACTCCTAAATAGTCTCATTCGTCAAATACCATGTATAAATAGAGAGGGTGCTTCATTTGCGGTCATAGAGGGTCCCATGGTTTTACACCCACATCGTGCTGAATCAAATGAACTCCTACGATACCAGTTGACTATACATGGTGATGGAGATTGTAGCTTGTACACTGATAAAGGTCGGCACATACACAAAGAGGGTGAAGATATCCTCTTTGACCACGCGAGATATCATGAACTGGCGAAAACCGGGGACGGTCGAAGGGTTGTACTCATCTTGGATATTCACAGGTGATTGTGACACACTGCTTCATACATATCACTTCCACCGATAAGTTCTAGGGTTTTGTCTTTGACAATCCTCTTGGTAAAAGGACCCGGTGTTCCATCGTTACAATGCATACACAGTGCTGAAAGTTTAGTTACGTCACTTGCGAGAGGGATACAGTCGATGAGTTCACCAAACTTTCTCTGAAAACAGTCTCCATCAAGACCTGCGATAATAATTGATTTTTCTAGGTATAAACACCCTTCTATGAATTTTTTGAGTCTGGGAAAGAATTGTGCTTCATCTATGGCTATTATATCAGCCCGCTCAAATTCATCCGTATCGATGATATCAAATAGGTCATACACTTTGTGGCAATTAAACTTAACATTGTCATGCGTTTTCAAAACTTCTTCAGGTGATCTGGTATCTTTCGCTGAGTTGACAATCATGACTTCCTTACCTATGACTTTTAGACGCTTAAGTCGACGGATAAGTTCAGAAGTTTTACCGGAAAACATATTCCCCATAATAATCGAAAGTCCCATCTCAACTAATTATTATAATATTGTATTTTTTATATGGGTGAACTTCACAAATGTATCTTCAATGGCCACAGGGGATACTACAATCCTAGGACAGGTCGTGTCAGGTTCGGAAAATGCATCTATCCCAATATCGCTTCGGCTATAAAATATCTCAAGTAAAAGGTAAGATGCCTCTCACCGATGCTCAAATTGCTCGAAAAGTTGGGCAACTGCGTAGAACAGAAGGTCAAATCTATGCACCCCTCAAATACTTCAGGGGGCTTGGTACTCTCAAGGAGGTTGAAACTCGTTACAAGAAGATGCTCAAAAAAGATTACACCAAGTTTAGAACAGACGAAGGAAGAAAGACGAAGACTTCCTCCTACACCCAAAAGTTCAGGAAAAGGTACGGCTCAGATGTCAAGTCGTTGCCAGATATTGCTAAGGCTACTGGCATTCCTTTAAAGACTGTGAAGACCATCTACAATAGGGGACTCGCTGCGTGGAGAACCGGGCATCGTCCGGGAGCCTCTCCACAAGCGTGGGGGTATGCTAGGGTTCATAGTTTCGCCACTAAGGGCAAGACTTATTATACGGCTGATAAGGATTTGAGGTAATATTAGTTCCATACACTTTCCACAAATTCCTTTGACCATGTATGATGACTATTTTGGGTTTCTAATGTCGTGAGAACAACATTATCTGTCGTATATCCTTTACCATTATCAATTCTTTCGAGGGACACGCGCCAATCACCGTCAATGTTCATTGGAATATCTAAATAATAACACCGTCCACGTTGCTTTTCCCATATGTCTATAAGATATTCAATAGTAATTTCACTTTCTCGATGATTACGACCCTTCGCGTTTCTTTTTTTCGTATGACCTATAGAATTATTTTTTAATTTTCTCAACATAGCATACAATCTTGGTGGAGTATTTCCCCGTTTTGATTCAATAGAATGTTGGTTATATGGAATCGAATTATATATTCTTGATTTGTGAACTTCATGCTCGTCGTATGTATCAGTATTACGCAAATTATACACACTCATAAATTTTTCACGTGACCATTGAGTATGACCAGTCTGAAAAGCTATATGTATTAATACACAATTTTCGGTACTGTAACCACGTGTTTCATCCAAACGTTCCAAACTTACACATTTTGGTGTAAGCCTTCCACTACCCC